ACTATCAATAAAATTGCGATAAGACTCAAAACATTAGTACAAGGAAAATAATGCCAGCAGAAGAAGTTACCAGCATTAATAACGCAATGAACCTTCTAGCCGAAGGTTTAATAACTAAACAAGGCCGAACTCAAATAGGGAGCTTCTGGGAATTTGTTAGAGATATTTGGAGCCAAAGCTATGACCATCCTGAGTATTTTCAAGCATGGCATGTTGGTGTGCTTGCAGAGGATATTGAGGAATGCGTGGATGCTGGACTTAACTACTGTGCAGTACTACCCCGATTCCATTTTAAATCAACTATACTCGGACATGCGTTCTCAGTCTGGAGACTCTTAAAGGCTCCTAGAGATTGTTCTGTTCTTTATTTATCTTACAGTGATGGTATGGCTCGTTACCATATTTCTGAGATAAATAAAACAATTTATAGAAACCCTATTCTAAAAGATATGATGGTGAATAGGTCACCCAAGGCTGATTTCTCCGCTAGATTTTATTTAAATAAACAACCTATGGAAATCATGCATGGCGGTCTTTTTTCATTTAAGAGAGGTTTGCATGTAAATGGGGCGTTGATTGCAGACGATGTGCTTCGTGACCCTGAGAATCCGTTAAACATAGGTCAGCTAACTAAAGTAGAAGACCACTTTATGACTGAATCTTTGTTCATTCCTTTGAAGGGTGTACCAGTAATTGTTCTTGGAACTCCCATGATGCCTGGAGATTTACTTACTAAATTGAAGGATGATTCCCGTTTTAAATATAGAATACTCCCTGCGTTAGACCCTGCGCCTGGACGCAGAGTTTTAATGCCAGAACTGTATAACGAAGAGTGGTTACTGCAACAACAAGCAGCTAGACCTAAATCCTTTGCTTCTGAATTTATGTTGGTTCCTCATTTCTCTACTGAGTCTTATTTTAGTGAGGAAGACATTACTAAGTGTGAGGATGATACTTTACGTAATCATCCTGTTACTAAAGCTTATAATGATAGACTTCCTGCTGACCAAATCTTTGCAGGCTTCGATGTAGGAAAGAAACGCCACCCATCCCATTTAGTAATCTTTAAGAAATCTGGAGATAGGATAGACGAGATTCATTCCTCCTTCTTAGACGGATGGAATTATTCTGACCAGATAGCCTATCTAAATGAAGTGGCTGAAACATTTGATATTTCTAAAGGGTATATAGATAATACTAGAGGAGAACTTGAGGATAGGGGCTTAGACGCTAGGTGGCATGGTTTACACTTTACTTTAAAGAATAAGAATACTATGGCTCAGGTTTTTGAAGAATTTATACATAGTGGGCGTTTGCATTTAATAAGTGATGAAAGACAAAGGCAACAGATTCTATCTGTAAGTAATGAATTAAAAGCTCCAGAAACCCCTATGGGTCATGGTGATGCGTTCTTTTCGATAGCTCTAGCATTGTTGGCTTGCCATGAAACAGCTTATAAGTTTACTGATTTAGGCAATGCTGTAGATTGGCTTTCGGCTGTAAGCCCAGGAGAACAGAGAGGTGAAGGTTCAAACGAAGAAGAAAATAAAGTAGCTAAGTTAAAGGAATCTATAGTAGATAAGTTAAAAGTAGAACTATGGGAAAATCTAGACGGAAATCCAGCCGAAACGAGGCAGCAGAACGCACCCAATCCAACGTGCAGAGAAGCGATGTGTAATCCTTCCTTTTGGGTAAAAGAACGAAATTTGTGTATATATTGTGGACATAGAGGGTAAGGAGATTAAAATGACAACATTAACGGAACAAGCAGAAACTGTGGCGAAGAGCCGATACTACTTAAAGAATTCTGATGGAGCCATTGTAGAAAACGAAGTGGCCCTGTTTAGAAGGGTAGCAATGGCAATAGCTTCTGTAGAACGTGAATATAATACTCTAGAGAGTAAAATACATCTTCTGACTAAAGAGTTTGAGGCTATAATGGCTAACCTAGAGTTCTTACCAAATTCACCTACGTTAATGAATGCAGGAACAGAACAAGGTACATTGAGTGCTTGTTTCGTATTACCGATAGAAGATAGCATGGAAGGTATTATGAAAGCTGCTACTGATTCTGCCTTGGTGCAGAAATTTGGCGGTGGCACAGGATTTTCCCTATCCACTATTAGACCGAAATATTCTCGTATTTCCACTACTCATGGGAAGGCGTGTGGCCCCATAGAAGTACTGAAAACCCTTTCCCGTATCTCTAGTATGATAACACAGGGCGGTAAGCGTGACGGGGCTAACATGGCTGTTATGAGTGTGTATCACCCTGACATCCTAGAGTTCATTGATTGCAAACATGTAGAAGGTGATATTCATAACTTTAATATCTCCGTTGGTGTAGACAGTGCGTTCATGCAATGTGTACGTGATAACACAGATTATACTTTGGTTAACCCACATACATTGGAAGATGCTGGCGAACTCAATGCCCATGAGGTATTTATTAGAATCATCGAAGGTGCATGGAGAAACGGAGAACCTGGGGTGGTATTTTTGGATACCATTAATAAGGATAACAAAGTATCCAAACAATTTGGGGATATAATCGCAACCAATCCTTGCGGTGAGCAGCCCCTGTTGGGATATGAAAGTTGCAACCTTGGTTCGATTAACTTAGCTAAATTCTATAATCAAGATGATAATAGTATTAATTGGGCTAGACTAAGGAAAGTTGTGAATTTAGCCATTCGTTTCCTAGATAATGTAGTGGACGCTAACGACTATGCTGTTCCTGAGATTAGGGATATGACTAAAGCTACCCGTAAAATTGGTTTGGGTGTAATGGGCTTTGCCGATTTACTCATTCAATTAGGTATTCCCTATGATACTGAAGAGGCTGTTGCCTTGGGTAGTGAACTCATGGAGTACATAAATGAGATAGCTAGTGCAGCTTCTTTGGAATTGGGGGCTTTACGGGGAGAATTCCCCGCTTGGAAAGATAGTGACTATCCTATCCATGAGAACTATAGAAACGCTTGCCGTTTAACTGTAGCCCCTACAGGCACTATTTCTATGTTAGCGGATGCTTCTAATGGTATTGAGCCTACATTTGCATTGGTGTGGAAGAAACAGAACATCTTAGAAGGAAAAACTCTATACTATGTGAATAAGTATTTTGAAGCAGACGCTAAAGAATTTGGCTTTTACTCCGAAGAATTAATGGATGCCTTAGCGGAAGGCAATAGTTTGCAGGATAGGGATGATGTACCTGATGCATTTAAAGCTTTGTATGTAACAGCTTCTGACATAACTCCTGCTAACCACATCAAAATGCAGGCTGCTTTCCAAGAACATTGTGATTCTGGTATTTCTAAAACGATTAACTTATCTCCTGATGCTACCCATAATGATGTGTGGGATGCCTATATGAAGGCTTGGGAGAGCGGTTGTAAGGGTGTTACAGTATATAGGGCTGGAAGCAGGGAGAAGGAAGTGCTTGTTAGTGGACATACGGACTCTCATATAGCATCTAAATGCTGTGAGTTACCATTTATTGTGATGGCTGATGGATGTGAATCTTGTAAGAGTTGTGGTTGGAGTGCTTGTGCTGTTGCATAATCCGTGAAATTGTAGTATAATAAAGAGAACAGAGGAGAAACATTATGCCTATTGGTAGTTTATTGCAAGGAAGAGAGCAACAATACGTAGCGAATCAAGACGATAAAGGTACATGGCGTGTACTTGATACATGGCATGAAACCCTAAAGAATATGCAGCCTGACGATGATGTTGAAGATGATAATCCTGCCATCACTATTTTAACTGAGGGAGCGTTTATCGCACTCGTTAAAGAAGCTGCAAGAAGTGGAACGTTGGAAAATGCTAATTTTTCAGTTGAAGCTGCGGAAGTAGATGAAACTTTAGTGAATGAATTGAGACAACAGATAAATGAATTAACTGTTGAATTAAATGGCGAGAGGCAAAATGTTGTGCTTTCTAAGAAATCACTAAAGGAAACCGCAATGGAACATGTAGTTAGGCTTGCTGCAATGGATGATATGAATAGCCTATCCCAATAAAAGTAAGAGGCACTAAATGAAGTTAGGAGAATATCTACCAGAGGTTCCTCAATTAGCTCAACAAATGACTAATCTGAATCAACAGATTAACATGTTGGAACTAATGAAAGGAACTGGTGAAACAGGACAAGCCCCTACTTTCGGCCTTGACCACGTTGTTAATACTTGGGTACGTCACCAGATGGCCTACCGTCAACAGTTAGTTATGGACTTGCAAACTATTTCTATGTCTGTTGAGGAAATACGTGGCCCTCTAGGACACATTACTGGCGAGGTTTTTAGGAGAGGTATCACTTGGGAACCCCTAGTAAAAGACCCAGACCATGCTCAACGAGAACGTTTTGAAGTATTTTTAGATGATTGCAATCCGTTTGACCAATCATTGGAAGAAGTTTTGAGACAGTTCCATTATGATATAAACTCTATAGATGATGGATTCCTTTATATCGCAAAAGAATATAAGGATATGGGTAGCGGTAACACTAATTCCAGAGTTACTGAAATTCGTAGACTGAACCCTGCACTGGTTGAGTTTGACTTAGATACGGCTGGTCTGCCGAAGAACTCCCATTGGCTCTGTCCAATTCATAGGGACGTTCTAGAATCCCCTGGTGTATGTGAACACCCTGACTGCGACCAGAATACTCTGCCAGCTATGTATAAATACTACCATCGTAACCGTCATATGTATCTGTTTGATAATGAAGTAATACATGTGTCTAAGTTCTCCCCATCTGAAACGTATGGATGGAGTCCTTTACTTACGGTATTTGAGAAAGCATTAACCCTGGTTGGTATGGATAAGAATATCTATAGGTACTTCTTTGAACGGAAGATGCCAGCTAGTATGGTCATGGTAACAACTGATGACCCTGAAAGTTTGCGTAGAGAACGTGAACACATAGCTGCTCAAACTAGGCTTGACCCTAACTATATACCAATGGTAGCGGTTTCAGCCAGGAATCAACGTGGTAGAGTTGACTTAGTAAGGCTGTTCCATACGTTGCAGGAAATGGATTACCTTCCTGTACGTGAGGAAATACGTGAACGTGTTGCTGCTATGTGGGGTGTTACTCCTGCTTGGCAAGGCGCACCTGAAGCCTTTGGCGGTATGTCTACTC